AATAGGGTCTCATGTGTCTTTACCGTACTACCACCGCTCTTATGCGCGTAACATAAGCTACTCTACCGTTAATCACCCAGCACAAACGCATTACGAGGCGCCAAAGTATGAGATGAAAACAATACATCATCCAGCTGAATATAGCTGGCAGCAGGTGTATAACTCGACTACAAAGCAGTATGAACTGCAATACGTTAAAACTAAAGATGCCTATGACGAACTACAATGGACGCAGGTAAGCCCTGGAAGGACGGTGGTTGATAAGGCAGCCTATACGGAGTACATAACATCGTGGTCTGACACCATGACTGAGTATACGTCGCTAGAACTTAAAAATTTTTCAGTTTCTAATGGGCGCATAGAGCTAACCACAAAATCGTTTACAGAAAAATATTGGTCACAATCTTCTGTCGTGTCGTCTGGTGAGCAATCCAGTACAACAGGATACCCCGGCGTTAACCCGTTACCTAACGGCTATGACGCGTCGTATGCGTACACGATAAACCCCACCAGCTTTTTATTAGTTGACGTTAGCGGATGCTAACAGAAAGGACATTAGTGATGACTCAAAATTTAATTTGCAATGGGAAGGTTTTGTTTGATATGGCCGACGGCAATAAAGCCGTTTATACGTTTAAAAATGACGAACAGAATATCATGTTCAGCGTAAAATCAAAGGACGATAACGCTTTTAATTTAGGAGATCCTGTGCTTATGACCTTAGAAAAGGAGGTATAATCTGATGGAATTACAAGCCTTCCAGCCTGGAGAGCTCCGGAATAGCAAAGATGAAATCATCCGTAGTGGTGCGTATGGCAAAAAGACAGCCTTCGCGACAGCAGACAATAAAGGCATACTGGATTATATCATGAACAACTTTGAGGTGCTGAAAGACGCATTGAGCGGGTCCTATGTCTACGCGGCTAATCTATCCGCATTCCCGCTGACGGGGTCCGCTGATAAGTTGTATGTCGCTGAAGATACCGGCAAAACGTATAAGTGGAATGGGTCCGCATATGTTTTGCTGACAAGTCCCATCAACGGCAAATCTGCATACGAGCTAGCTTGTGATAATGGCTTTACCGGTACAACCAAAGAGTGGCTGGCCTCGATAGGGACTGAATCATTCGATTCGGTATCGGTAGACGAATCCGGCTATTTGACCTTCCACTTGCACTCCGGCGGCACGCTGACCGCGTCAATGAAGCCCGTGATAGAAGCGGCCGCTTCTGCATCACAAGCTAAGGCATGGGCAGAATCGGGAAGTTCGCCCGACGGTGCCGCCGACTCTGACAGCTCAACAGGGGAAACGCAGTCGTCGAAATCCTGGGCGCTGTACAGTAAAGACCGGGCGACAGCATCCGCGTCGTCGGCATCGGCATCGGCATCCAGTGCATCAGCTGCCAAGTCCAGCCAGACGGCTGCCGCCAACTCGGCCAGTGCTGCATCGTCGTCCGCCTCGGCGGCCAGTACATCGGCCACGAATGCTAAGGATAGCCAGACAGCCGCCGCATCCAGCGCATCAGCAGCCAAGTCCAGCCAGACGGCTGCCGCCACGAGCGAAACGAATGCAAAGACGGCCCTGGTATCCTGCCAGAATATCCAGACTCAGGTCAACAACGGCTTACAGTCTTTGACGAGTGCGGTCAGGTATCGCGGATCCGTCGCATCCTTTTCAGCGCTGCCTGCCTCCGGGCAAAGTGTTGGCGATATGTATAACATCAAAGCGGCAGGCAGCACCGACGCGAACGGGACAGCCATCCGCGCCGGGGACAACGTCGTCTGGAATGGCTCTGGCTGGGATGACCAGGCTGGCACGGTAGATCTGTCGAATTACTACACTAAAAGCGAAGTAAATGGGGCCATCACATCGACGACGGTCTCCGATGCTACTATCACTTTCATCCATAAAGATGCTTCAAAAACAACGGCAACCGTCAACAACGTTGCGCATGCTACAAAAGCTTCCCGGGACGACAACGGGCAAGCTATCGACATTGCGGCGCTCAAAACGCTCATCACGTCTACTGTCAATGCCGCCGTACTACAGTGCAAAAAAGACCTGTACCCCGTCGGCTCCGTTTACGTGAGCATTACAGACAGTCGCAATCCGGCAGATGTCCTCGGATTTGGGACGTGGGAAGCCCTGCCAGCTGGCTACGGCCTCGTAGCACAAGGCACGGCCACAGCGGAAGACGGCAGTACGCTGACCTTCACGGCGGGGCAAAAATCGGGCGAGTTCAAGCACCAACTCACTGTCGGGGAACTACCGTATACGAATCTTGGAAATACTTATGTTTATAGTGACTCAAATCAAGTAGTAGGGTGGCTCAATGGCCTGGGCGATGGGTCGCATTTAACATACAAATACCTAAACTTTGGTGGCGATGAATATCACAATAATTTACCTCCATGTCTTTCCGCTTATCTCTGGCGCAGAACCGCGTAGCTGTCGGAGAGCTGCCTAAAATATCTGGTGCTGTCGGAAAGTACATATTATGGGGCAATAACCAAGCGGAAAGTGGCGTATTGCACAGCTCAGTTGGTGGTACAAAATTCCCATCTGTCGCAACAGAAAACACTTATGGAGCGACTATTAGTATATCTTTTGGCGATAATCAACATCACAACAATATTTCACCTGTAATAGCTGTATATTGTTGGCATAGAATCAGTTGATACGACGCCACATATAAACAGAAATGCAGGGGGAAACGTTATTGTGATACTCGTCATTCCCTGCATCCTTTGAGTATTCAACAGCAGGTTTATAGCCATCTCCGGCAGCTTGTGTATTCGGGCCGCCAATAGCGCTTGCATGCCAATTTATTAAATGCTTATGCTTAGCCAGTTCTCCGACAGCTAGGCAGTGCGCTCCCAGATATATGACGCAACGCAGGGAGATAAATTATTGTGGTACTGACTACCACCGCTTGTAGCCGTTCGGTATGTCCCACCATTATTTTTTTGCGTTGACGCTGTGACCCAGCCATTTTGTGATTTGGACCCCCAGCCCTCAAAAAGCCCTGCGGCATCTTCATTCGTTTCGTGATTGTGGTTAGGCATTTCCCCGACAGCTATGCAGTACGACGCCAGAGATATACCGCCATAACAGGTGGCGTGTTAGGAATCGCTTCGCCTTTACCCGTTAGAGTGAATGTTGTACCCCCCATGTTAGTGCCGTCCACTGTAGCTGTGTTGAAATTCTCGTTACTGATTATTGCGTTGGCCGTGAAATCAGCGCAATCTTTCCATGCCATCGCCCTAAATTTGGCATAGTTCTTTGGCAACTCCCCGACAGTCACACGGTTCGCTTCCAGATATAAGCGGCAATACTAGGGCTTATATTGGCGTGACGTGCCCCACCGCCAAAATAAACTTCGTTACAAGCCACAACTATTCGACCAGCGTAAATGCCACCATCGACAGCCCCCGCTGTTTTTAATCCGCCATCTTGATGCGCAGACATCAAGCTGTACGGAGATTTAGTAGGCAGTTCCCCGACAGTGCTTTATTTGGCGTGAAGTTACGTTGAATCCACGTAAAAATCACTCCCTTAAGCTATCTACTAAGCACATGCCAAACACGCCACGAATCCCTACACTAAGCGGGTTGTAAAGCATATTCCATATCGTTTAGTACCATATTACTCACAAATTATCAACGGCTTTACGTAGCTCACGCAAGGTTTTATGCGTATAAACGGCTTTTGTGACGCCTCTCCGGGCATGACCGAGTATCATTTTTATGACAGTGTCGTTGACCCCGGCGGAGTCAAGCTGTGATGCCAGCGTATGCCGGCACTCGTGTGGGGTGTGACGCATCGTCATTCGTTTCATTGTCCGGTCCCAGCGACGTCGGAAGGCGTCGTATGTATCGACCGGGCAGATGACCTGCTGCCGTTTCCGTACGGCCAGGAATGGTAGAATCCGCTTACTGATAGGAACCTTACGGATGCCAGCCTGGGTCTTACTGTGCCGGATATCGATATAGCGCTCACGGATCTTTATGTCTTGAGGCCGCAACGCCAGGTACTCACCGATGCGTAGTCCCGTATATATCAGGATAAGCGCATCCTGGACGTCTTCGTCGTCGGTCCGCTTCCACAGCCGGTTGATCTCGCGGACTGTGAAAGGACGCTTTTTATAGATGACACGATGCCGGTCAATCTCGACATACCGTGAGTAGTCCGTCGTGGCCATCTCGCGCTTGATGGCAAACTGGTACAACTGGCTCATGAGGACCC